TTGGGATGATTATTACTTTCAACAAGACTCAGGATACGATAAACCTGTGGACTCTCATAAAAAAGAATTATTTAAGTTTGTACCTGAAAGTAAAGTTACAATAGGAACACCTGCACAATTTCGTAAATGGTATTTAAAACGAGAAGGTGAGATAACTATCTAATGATTAAACTTATTAACTTATTGAACGAAGCTCCAAGAAAACCTCGTAAGAAAGGTCAACATAGGAACTCATCGTCTCATTCAGATTTATACACAGATGAGAATCCAAAGGGAACAATCAAAGGATTAAAGTTTGCTACGGTTAAGGATGCAAAGGCATCGGTTAGTAAGATAAACGGAAGTGGTAAAAAACACGCACATAAGATACAAGCTGCTGTAGCTATGGAACAGAGAGCTAAAGAAATGGGTAAGAGTTCGGAAGCAGCTGTCTATAGGGCTTACATCAATAAGATGAAAAAGAAAACCAAAGAGAAAAATGAAATGACTGGTTTACCTTCACCAAGTCGTAAGATGATAAATAAGATGAAGAAGAAAGGTAATACTTCTGTTCCGTATGGGAGTGGATACGAAAAGGTAGAAGAGGGTGAGTTAAACGAGTATTCAAAATTTAAGCTTAGAATCCCCAATGACATAAAGAAAATACACAAACTTTTTAAGAAAAACAAGAAAAAACTTTTTGTTGTGGGTGGTGCAGTTAGGGATGCAATATTAGGAAAGAGTCCAAAAGATTTTGATTTAGCCACCGATGCTAAACCCGATGAGGTATTACAAATAGCAAAAAAGGGTGGATTGAAAACCGTAGAAGTTGGAAAACAATTCGGTGTCGTGATAGTTGGTGGACATGAAATAGCAACATTCAGAAAGGATATTGGTAAAGGGAGACGCCCAAGTTCAGTTGACTATACCGACATAGAGGGTGATGTAAAAAGACGAGATTTGACCATAAATGCACTCTTCTACGATATGGATAGGGGGGAGATTGTAGACTTGGTTGGTGGTATAGCAGATTTAAAAAAGAAGAAGATTCGAACCGTTGGAAACGCTGTCGAAAGATTTGATGAGGATCCGTTAAGAAAGATGAGAGCACTAAGATTTCAAGGTGCACTCGGTGGTAAGTTAGGTAAGGAAACCGAAAACGCACTTAGACAGAACCCAAGTCTAAAGGGTGTGAGTGGAGAAAGAATCAGAGATGAGTTTGTCAAATCCATAATGAAAGCAAAATCACCCAAGAAGTATTTACAACTCTGTGATGAGTTAGGATTTACCAAACAGATACTTCCTAAGTTTCAAGTAAGTATTCCTTACATAAATGAAAACGATTATATTTTATTTTTAGCTTGGATTTTACGAAAAAATGATGTAAATTCTATAAGGAAATTAAATGGTTTGGCTTATCCTAATCAGGAAATAATTGATATTCAGTTTTTAAATTCTTTACAAAACTTTAAATCTGAAAACATTTTTATAATTAAGAAGTTTCAAGAAAAGACTAAATTGAGTAAAGGTCAAATTATTAAATGGGGTAAATACATTGGAAAAGATTTCAAAAAATTAGTTAGATTTAAACTATCGGTAAAAGGTAGTGATGTATCAAAAGATTTAAAAGGAAAGGATATCGGTAAAGCTATACAAAAAATGGAAACCGAAAAATATCTGAATGAGATGACTAACTATCCTAATTACATTAGAAACCAGGCACCAGTACCTGCAATACAAAAGGATGGTGAGCACAGATATTATAATCCTGATGTTAAAAAGAAAAAAACAGATGAGGCAAATGCCGTAAAGGGTAGTAAAGTAGAAAAGTTTATTACAGGTCATAACCTTAAAATGAAAGGTAAGAGATACAAAGAAATTGAATTTGAAACCTTGAAGGTTGATAATAGTAGAAAGATGATTACATTGAGAATTTTAGCACCAAAGAAATTATTCGGTATTGAGACACCTGTAAGATTTTCAACATTAAGGAGAGGCCCATTCTTGAAAACAGATACAAAGAAAAAAATAAAAGAAATAGCAGTTCGTCCAAAACCAAAGAAGTTTAAAGATATTTATAATGCGTTACCAAGTGACTTGAAGAAACGCGTGTATAATCTAAAAAACTACGACCAGAGGAGAGATGCACATCCTGAAGGTAATGTGTTGAAACATACGATAGCCGTTACGAATAGGGCACTTAAAACTGGTGATATAGACTTTGCACTTGCAGCACTATTTCACGATATAGGAAAAGACTCTACTGCTAAACTACATCCGAAAAAAGGATTTTGGACACACTACGGACATGAAAATGTTTCAGCCAAGTTGGTTAAGAAATATGCCAAATGGATAAAATCAATGGGTGGTAATGTTCTTGATATTTATTACATAGTAAAACAACACATGAGAATGAAAGTCTTTGACAAAATGAAATGGACAAAACAAGATAAAATGAAACAGTTTAGGGCATTCGACAAGTTAAAGAAATTTACTACCTTTGATAAGGGTGGACGAAGATGAAAAAATTAGTAGAATCAATCGTAAGAGACTTATTACCTGAAGATTGGTGGACAGATATGAGTGGTGATGCTCAAAAACAATATCTAAAAGACTATCCTAATAGTCCCAAGTCAATAGAGTTATCTAATCCATCAGGTAAAAAAGAAAAAGGTGAAAATGTCGTAAAGACAAAACCATATTCAAGAGAACAGGCTCAAGATGAAACTGGTGAATATTTTGAAAACGATGTGGCATCTCAAGCAATGCCTAATCTAGCAAAAGACGAAAATGATTTAACACAAAAAATACTTGATGCACCTGAAGAAACACTATCTGATGATGATTTAAGAAAGTTAAATAATAGTGATGCCGGTGATGTATTGGATTCTAAAAATCCAATGAAACATGCTAAAAAAATGGCAATCGAATATGATAAGAGTTGGGATTACATAACTAAAAATATAAAAAGTGGTGAGGCACAAGAATCACCAATTGCTGTTAGAGATAAAAATGGTGAGATGTGGTTGTTAGCTGGAAACACGAGATTAATGGCACAAACTGGTCATGGAAATAAAATACCTGTTAAGGTAATAAACTATGATGGTGAGATAAAGCAACCCACAGAAAGTATTAAGGAAATAACTGAAGTCAAAAAAATAAAAAAAATCGTAGGAATCTATGGTGGTAGATATCAACCATTCGGGCCACATCATTTTAAAACATATAAATGGTTAAAATCAAAAGTAGATGATGCATACATCACCACTACAAATATAAAAAAACCACCAAGACATCCTATGAACTTTAAAGAAAAAGTTAGACATATGGTTAAGATGGGTGTTCCTAAGAATCGTATCATAGAGGAGAAGATTCCCTACGTGGCAAAAAATGTGCTAAAAAAATACGATTCTGAGACTACCGCTGTGATATATATATTTGGAGCTAAAGATGCGGGTAGATTGGCAGGTGGAAAGAAAAAAGATGGAAGTCCGTCTTATTATCAGGAATTTAAGAAAAATAAAAATAATTTAAAAGGGTATGAAGAACACGGATATATCTTAACTGCACCTCATGTTTCTATCAGAGTAGGTGGTAAGGAAGTTAGTGGAACGGTAATGAGAGATTTATTGGGTTCACCTAAAATTAAAGATGAGGAAAGACCAAAGTTATTTAAAGATGCATTTGGTTACTTTGATAAGGGTGTATTCACCATGATGACTAATAAGTTCAGAAAGTTATATGAATATTATGAAACTTTTTTAAAACAAACTGATATAAATAAAGTAATATTAGAAAGTTCTAATGTTTCAGCTCCAAATTTAGCAGATGAAGGGTTATACGATTTCTTCGAAGATTTTGAAGATTACAAAAGAATTTCACCAAGATGGGCAGAAAAACATGGATATGAAATAGTAAATTTTATATTGGGAGATGGTGCAGTAGATCCTACATTTGATTATACATTCGAATATCAAAGAGTTCCAAGTGTAACATATGGTAGAACTGTAAATCAAAATGGTAAAAATTGGCAAAGTGTAGATGAACCATTTAAAAAATATGCTAAACGACAAAAAGAAATAAATGATGCTTTAGGTTGGGAATTGATAAAGTTCATGATGAATCCAAAAGATGGTATAGATATTAAAGATACTTGGAAAGTAGAAGAAGAAGATATTACTAAATCAAAAAAACTATCTGATATAAATAAAGATAAAGATGATAGACTACATGAGGGTAAAGAAATGTTAAATGAGGGTAAATTAATAGCTGCAAGAAACAAAGGACATTTAAAGAATAAGGGAAAAACTGCACTCGATGTAAATGGTATGAAAAGTAAGTTTGAAGGTCGTGGTGATATAGCAGATGCTTTTATATTTGCAATGAAAGATATGGAAAGTGCTATAGGTAAACTATCTGATAAACAAAGAGATAAAGTTTTTATGAATGGCAGTTCATTTATGAATCTTGAAGTAATGTGGCCAAAGTCAGCAAATGTTATCGATTATGATAAAGCTGAAATAGTATTTCACGGAGCACTTGAGTATGATGATGATGGTAATGTTGTAGGACAGGTTTCGGATAGTGGAAGAATGTTAGCTGGAATGATTAAACAAGTTAACCAAAACATTCAAAGACATTATAAGATAGGAAAACCTAACTTCCTAACAGTTCCAAAACATCAAGATTTTGGTAAAATGAAAAAGAAATACTTTACGAGATTACAAAAACTACAAAAAGAGTTTAATTTAAAAGACAACGATTCACTTTCACTTTATCATCAAAAATGGTGGGAAAGATTTATTTTACAAAATGCTAAAAAGTTTAAAGTTAAGTTGAAACCAACTCAATTAAAGAATTTGACTATGAGGTGGGCCTTCTTTAATAAAAAATATACCGTTCCAATGATTAGAAAGGATTATGAAAAATATCCAAAGTTTAAAGAATGGGTATTGGGATATGATAAGAACAACCATCAAAAACAAATGAAACAGAATATGAAACCATTTGAGGTTTTATTTTTTGATGTTGGTTCTGAAATAATGAAAAATGTTAGTGGTTGGTTAGCTGCAAGTCCTGATAAAGCAGTTCAAGGTATAAAGAAAAGATTAGATAAATCAATATCAAGTGTAAGAAGTGGTGGTGATTTAAAGAAACTAAACACATTAAAAATACAGATGGATAGATTAAATGCTATAGGTGGACTAAAGGCAATAGTTCCAAGTGAAGGAATTGTATTTAAGTATAAAGGTAACACATATAAGTTTACAGGAGCATTTGCACCTATCAACCAAATAACAGGATTATTAGCATTCTAATGAGTGATGATTGGGAGGATGATTTATTAGAATGGGCTGGTGATAAACAGGTAAAAAAGTTAAAAGCAAACAACTTAATTAAGTTTGTGATAAGTATTGTTACAGCTATTGGTGGTTTTGGTGGTGGTTGGTATAAGATGGAAGATAGAGTTAGTAGATTAGAACAACAAATGGTAGAAGAACAGAAGATAAAATTAATCAAAATGGAAATATCCACATTAAGAAGAGACCAAGAACTTGAAGAGTTGAGGTTTAAGTGGAAGTTAGATTCATTAAAAAGGAGTAATTAGGTTATGGGTGATTCATTGTTAAGTAATAATCCACAAGAAAGAGCTAGACAAGTAAAAACTATTCGTCAGATAGCACGTGGAGAAACGCCAGATAAAAGAATTTTTCTTCCAATGGAAGATTTAGAAGAGAAGCAGGCTAGACAAGAACAAATTAAACAGGAACGAGAAGAAAGAAATGAACGTTCTGATGCTCTACGAGAAGCTAGAATGCCTTGGTTTTGTCCTAATTGTAAAAAGATAATGAAAAAAAGATTAGATGATAAAATGTATCGTCTATTCAATCATTGCTTTGATTGTCAAGTTGATTTTGAAAACAAGCTTCGTATCGAAGGTAAGTATGAAGAATGGGAAAAGACAAAGGTATTAAAAAATAAATTATCTTGGATTGATGAACAAATTAAAAGTGTTTCTAATTGGGAAGAGGAAGCTACTAAACAACCTAACTTTTTACAACAAGTTGGTGTGAATAGTGTTGAGATAGAGAAAGAGAAGTGGAATGTCGATACTAAAAAGATTAAAACTATGGCAACAGAGGCAATAGAAGAATATGAAAAGATGAAAGTAGAAACAGAAGCAGAATTAGAAAGTATTAATATTTAATGGATGACTATTTATTATTATGAAAAAGTATAAGCCTTTGACAAAAGAATGGTGGGATGAAGAAATTAAAAGAGAAATCTTAAACGAAGGTGGTGCCTATGGACACATGGCACATCCCTTTGACGATAAAGACCTAACCTTCAAAGATTTAAAAAATATAATTGAAATGGGATTGGGCGGTCAGTTAAATCGTGAGGATAACGTAACTGAAAAACTCGATGGTCAAAACCTTATGATAAGTTGGAGAGATTAATGGCAATCACTATTGATATAAATGTTGGAGATACCATATTAGGTGGTAAGTTTAAAAATAAAAAAATTAAAGTAAAAGAGATTGGTAAAGATGATTATGGAATGCCAACTATTAACGGAAGAAAAGTTGTAAACTTTAGAATTGCAAAAGTGGAAGAAAAGATAACTCGTGATAAAGATGGATATGGTAAATATGAAAAACCAAAGGAAAGTGATTTTGACGAACCACATAAAACTGAAAAGAATGAATCAACCTATAAAAGAATGATGGAGATATTATAATGTGGTTAATTGATAAAGTCAAGTCTTTTTTTAAGACGACACCTAATGAAATTTTAGAACTTAAAAAGATTATAGAAAAGGTCGTATCCGAAAGAGAACAACTTCAAAAAGATTTAGATGTATTGTTAGCAAGAAAAAGAACCAATAAAAGAACTCTAGCTAATGCAAGAAGAAAATTAACAAGAACTAAGAACGAAGTAAAGAAGATGGAAACGGCATTTAAAAATGAAGATGTAGATGATGCTGTCAAGTTTCTTCGTAAGTTTTCAAAACTTAAATAATTATTATATAAAGGAGAAATAAAATGGCAGGACCAGCATATCCTAACACTTATAGAAATGTTAGTGGTTCAACACCGAACACCAGTAAAAGTAATGCAAAATTTAGTCGTACAATAAATACGACAGGTATAACTTTTTATGCTACGAGTTCTACTACAAATGGAAATAGAGGATTGATAGTCAACTCATCAAGAGCCGTATCTGATGATAGCACAATATACTTTCAAGGTGGTGGGACTATAATGGCTTCAAATTTGACTACTGGATCAGTCTATCCATTTTCTGTAAGTAAAATAAGTGGTAGTGCAGACATAAACTTATTATATTAATATGGCGAAAGCGGACATCAAAGATGTAATTAAACAAGAATACTTAAAGTGTGCACAAGATCCTGTATACTTCTTAAAAAAGTATGCTGTTATCCAACATCCAATGAAAGGAAAAGTTCCTTTTGCTTTATATCCGTTTCAAGAAGATTCTATAAGAGATTTTAAACACAATAAATATAATATTATTCTAAAGGCTCGTCAGTTGGGTATATCCACGTTAACTGCTGGATACTCATTATGGATGATGACATTTCAAACAGATAAGAATATATTAGTTATTGCAACAAAACAAGATACTGCTAAAAATTTAGTCACTAAGATTCGTGTTATGCACTCAAACCTACCAAGTTGGGTAAGGTCAAAGTGTGTTGAAGATAATAAACTATCACTACGATATTCAAATGGTTCTCAAGTAAAGGCCGTATCATCTACTGATGATGCTGGTCGTTCAGAGGCACTATCTTTACTCGTTATTGATGAGGCAGCATTTGTAGATAAAATTGATACAATATGGACTGCAGCTCAGGCCACCTTAACAACAGGTGGTCAATGTATAGCACTGTCCACACCAAATGGTGTTGGTAATTGGTTTCACAAAACTTGGGTAGGTGCAGAAGAAGGAAGTAATGATTGGAACTTTATCAAACTTCATTGGACTTGTCATCCTGATAGAGAACAAGATTGGAGAGATGAACAGGATAAACTTTTAGGACCGAGTGGAGCCGCACAAGAGTGTGATTGTGATTTTATCACTTCAGGTCAAGGTGTTGTTGATCCAAGAATATTAGAAGAGTATAAAACTACTCAAATAGAAGAGCCTATTGAAAAAAGAGGAATCGATAGTAATCTGTGGATATACAGACAACCAAATTACAACAAAGATTATGTAGTTGCCGCTGATGTTGCTCGTGGTGATGGACAAGACTTTTCAGCATTTCATGTATTGGATGTTGAAAATATGGAACAAGTTGCAGAATACAAAGGAAAGATTTCTACCAAAGATTTTGGTAATTTATGTATGAATACTGCTACAGAATATAACAACGCACTACTTGTGATTGAGAACTCAAGTATTGGTTGGGCAGCAATTCAACAAGTTATTGATAGACAATACGATAATCTATTTTATACAAGTAAAGATTTACATTATGTAGATGTCGCAAGACAAGTAACAAACCGATATAGAAATTCAGAAAGACAAATGGTTCCTGGATTTTCAATGACGATGAAAACAAGACCATTAGTAATAGCAAAACTTGAAGAATACTTTAGGGAAAAATCAGTAATAATACACTCATCAAGATTAGTAGATGAATTATTTGTATTTATATGGAACAATAATAGAGCAGAGGCAATGTCAGGATATAATGATGATTTAGCAATGTCACTATCTATTGGACTATGGGTAAGAGATACCGCCCTAAGATTAAAATCAGAGGGTATCGCACTACAAAAAACCGTGTTAGATAAAATGTTAGCATATGACTCAGTATATACTCCATCAGAAGGTTCTACCGATGATTGGAAAATGAAAATTGGTCAAGGTGAGGCAGAAGATTTAACTTGGTTAATAAAATAATAAGAGGATAAAATGGCCGAATCAAAATTAAGAGCAAGACTAAAAAGATTATTTTCCACAAATGTAATCGTAAGACATGCAGGTGGAAAAAGATTAAAGATTGCTGATACTCAGAGAATTCAATCAGCTACTAAAGATAATTTAGTTGATAGATATGGAAGATTGTATACCAATCTTGCTACTGGTGGTTATGGAAAATCACAGGCGACAAGTTTTCAGGCACAAAGACTTGGGTTGTTTAGAGATTATGAAGAAATGGATAATGATTCCATAATATCTTCTGCACTTGATATCTACGCTGATGAATCGACAATGAGGTCTGAGTATGGTAAGGTGTTAGATATAAGAACTGAAAATTCAAATATACATGATATTCTTCATAATTTATATTATGATGTCATGAATATTGAATTCAACCTATGGCCTTGGATTCGTAATATGTGTAAGTATGGAGATTTTTATCTTTATTTAGATATAAAAGATAAATATGGTGTTACAAATGTAGTTCCAATGTCAACATATGATGTAACAAGAATTGATGGTTTAGATCCTGAAAATCCTTATATGACTAAATTTATGGTAGAAGATGCTGACCATAGACACTCATACAATCGAAGTGAAAAGGAATTTGACTCATACGAAATAGCACATTTTAGATTATTGAGTGATTCAAACTTCTTACCTTATGGTAAAGGTATGATTGAAGGTGGTCGTAAGATTTGGAAACAACTTTCACTTATGGAAGATGCCATGTTGATTCATAGAATCATGAGGGCACCTGAAAAAAGAGTGTTTAAGATTGATATTGGAAACATACCACCAACAGAAGTTGAAAATTTTATGCAAAAAATTGTAAGTAAAATGAAAAAGGCTCCTGTTATCGATAACGCTACTGGTGATTACAACTTAAAATATAATATGCAAAACTTAACGGAGGATTTTTTCCTACCTGTTCGTGGTGGAGATAGTGGAACACAGATTGATAGTTTGGCTGGATTGAATTATGACTCGGTTGATGATATAGAATATCTAAGAAACAAATTATTTGCAGCACTAAAAGTTCCAAAGGCCTTTATGGGTTATGAGGAATCACTTGGTAGTAAAGCTACATTAGCAGCTGAAGATGTTCGTTTTGCTAGAACGATAGAAAGAATACAAAGAATTACAATTAGTGAATTAACTAAAATTGGTATAGTTCATTTATATTCACAAGGTTATACTGATGCAGATTTAGTAGATTTTGAGTTGATGCTTACGAATCCGTCAAAAATCTATGAAGAAGAAAAAGTAGAGTTGTGGAATTCTAAACAGAGTTTAGCACAATCCTTTATGGATTCTAAGATAGCGGATTCGGAGTGGATATATAATAATATTTTTAAATTTACAGAAGATGAAAAAGAAAAAATAAGACTTGGTATTATTAAAGACCAAAAGAGAAAGTTTAGGTGGGATCAAATAGAACAAGAAGGTAATGATCCTGTTAAAAGTGGTGAAGCTGTTGGAACACAAGGAGCTATGATGGGTGGTGAGACGGGTGGTGAACCTGAAATAAATCCTGAAGATGCAGCTGAACTTGGAAATGTAGGTAGGAGCGGTGATGAAATCGGTGGTAGACCAAAAGAACCGAATAAGTTTGGAAAAGATAGTGGAGCTCGTGGTAGAGACCCGTTGGGAAGTCATGATAGACGGAAACAATACGGAATAGCACTTGCACACTATAACGCAATGGAAAAAGACTTAAAAAAATTAGGAACTCATGACAGAAAATTGTTAGAAGAAACGATGGATGTTGAAAAAGAATATACCGATGAGGTAAATTCTTTAAATAATGATGCAAACGACTAATTATTAGAAGTTTTTATATTTATATAAGAGATATTATACAGTATTGGAGTATAGAATGAATAAACGAGTAAAACACTCAAAGATTAAAAATACGGGTATTCTTTTCGAGTTGTTATCCCGTCAGATAACACAGGATGTCATCAACGATGACAATAAGAGTAAATCC